TAGAGAGACAGCAGAGCCTAAAGCGTGACCCAATTCCTGGTTCTGGTCACAAAATAGCACTAGGGAGGTTGAACCATTCGGGAGAATGTTGTCAAAAGCTGCGGACTTATTTAACCAATATATAGAGAGAGAGACAATGGATTTTGCAGACATTGAGGACAACAGCGCCCGCACAGAGGCTATTAATGAGTTTGTTGACATAATCCAGGCAATGCCCTATTGTGCTGGATGGAAAGTTATAGAGGCCATTAAGGACAGAGTAATCATTAACCATTTAGAGAGAGGTTTTAAGAATGAAAATGCCATGTAGAGTGACAGACGTTTGGGATAAAGAAGCAGACGTTACAGAGAACAAACTAGATTATATTAGCGACTTTAACGATTATCTAATGCGCGGAGACTATGACAGAAAAGCGCCTATAGAGACTTTAGAGACTTTAGAGTCTCCTTGGATAACAGCAGAGGCGCGAAAGCAAGCAGCAGAGCAACAACAGAGAATTGAAAAGATTGTTGAGGGCTATAGAAAGCTTTTTAGTAAGTAATTATTATTATTTTAAAGGGCTTTAACAAACTATAGAGTAATATTATAGCATAAATTTAGGAACTTTTAAAGATGGGACGAAAAATAAGATATTTTCGCAATGGCACAACAGACAGTAGACTTGTAGCAGGGAAACTGTATACTATGAACGAGTTAGCTAAATTGGTTAATTTTTCGCCAACAACACTGCGAAACAGAGTAGGCACTGGCGACACAGTGACTGATGAGCATTTTATTATGCAGAAAAGACTACGTTATATTTGGCCAACATTCGAGAACAAAACAGAAGAAACTTCTTCAAAATGGTTACGGAGGGCGTTATGATTTTTAAAGAATATATGCTGAACGGAACAATGGATCCAGATGTTCAGGCAGTGTTTAAGGCAGCAGCAGACATCAGCAATGGTGTTTTTAGTTTGACAGAGGCCGCTAACTTCTACAAAGTCCACCCAGCAGTGGTTGTTAGATTTATTGCTGAGAGTGCAGAGTACGATATGATTTTTCACAAAGGAGAGAAAGAACAATGATTTTATTCAATAGAATGCTAAGTATAGAGTTAATTAATGGCTGCGGTATTTTCCTGGAATTTTCCGACAGCCGTCCTGTGTGGTGTTTTAACAAAGACACTGAGGAAACCTACGCTATGCCCTTTGAAGGCGTGTTATTGATGCTGCCGTTTATATTGATTAGCTATGGCAGAGTTTATGAGGAGATAGAATAGTGGCTAAAATACATCAACCGTGTCCAGACTGTGGCAGCAGTGATGCGCTTCAGATAAACGACAACGGCAGTACATTCTGTCACAGTTGTCATAAATACACGCCCAGCAGCCAAGTCAGTGAGGAGACTTGGAATATCTCTGTGCCAGTATCGACAGAGCCAAAGGCCAAACCAGACTTCAGTGCTGTAGAGAGAACGCTAACGACAGGCAACTACCAAGCCATTGTTGATAGAGGTTTAACAACAGCGACAGCCAAAACCTATGGCATATTGGATCAGGCAGACAGAACCTATTTTGCCTACCATGATCCGTCAGATGCTAATGTACCCATTGCAGCCAAGATCAGACTGCCCGACAAAAACTTTTACAATGTCGGTAACTGGGCAGGTACTGGTCTATTCGGTCAGCAGTTATTCAATGGCGGTGGAAAGTACATTACCATTTGTGAAGGCGAGTTTGACGCAGCAGCTGCATACCAGATGCAAGGCAGCAAGTATCCATGCGTCAGTGTCAGGAATGGTGCTGGCGGTGCGCTGAAAGACTGTAAGGCTGCCTACGAGTATCTGGATAGCTTTGAGGCGATAGTAATATGCTTTGATGCAGACGAGGCAGGTACAAAGGCCGCGCGAGAGGTTGCAGAACTGTTTGGCGGTAAGAGTGCCATTGTGAAGCACACCAACGGACACAAGGATGCCTGCGACTACCTGAAGGCCAACGATATCAGAGAGTTTACAGCAGCATTCTGGGCAGCAGAGAAGTTTGTACCAGACGGCATTATCAACGGTGCTAGTCTCTGGGAGGAGGTTAACAAGCCAGTAGAGAAGTCCGCTGTGATGTATCCGTGGGAGAGTTTAAACAAGCTAACCTACGGCATCAGAGAGGCTGAGCTGGTCACTATCACCGCTGGTTCTGGGCTAGGCAAGTCACAGTTTGTCAGAGAGATTGTGTGGCATATACTCAAGCATTCTGAGGATAACATAGGTTTATTGTTCCTAGAGGAGAACGCACGTAAGACTGCGCTGTCTTTGATGTCGCTGGCGGCTAACAAGCCATTGCATCTACCAGACGTAGAGAGTACAGAGGAAGAACGCTGGGAGGCTTTTACAGACACAATGGGCACTAACAGACTGTTTCTGTTTGACCACTTCGGCAGCACCAGTGTTGACAACATCATTGCACGTTGTCGCTACATGGCTAAGGCGCTAGACACAAAGTTTCTGTTCCTAGACCACGTTAGTATTGTTGTGTCAGCGCAGAGCAACGGTGACGAGAGAAAGGCGCTAGATGAAATCTGCACCAAGCTGAGAATGCTAGTGCAAGAGACAGGCATAACATTGTTTATGGTTAGCCACCTAAAGCGACCAGACGGCAAAGGACACGAAGAAGGTGCTGTTAGCAGTCTATCTCAACTTAGAGGCTCTGCATCCATTGCACAACTATCAGATATGGTGATAGGACTGGAGAGGAACGGACAGGCTGACGATCCTACAGAGAGAAACACCACCCATGTCAGGGTACTGAAGAACCGCTTTTGTGGCACTACAGGTAAGGCAGGTGGCTTGCTATTCGACCAAACTACAGGTAGAATGACAGAAATTAGAGAAGAGGGACTGTAATGAGATGTGCAGCGTGTAACAAGGCTTTATCGGACTTTGAGTCCACCAGGAAATCTGCAATCAGCGGAGAATACTTAGATATGTGCAATGATTGCTACTTTTACACTGACGATATAGACACCATTGACCGCGAAGATTTGAGGTCAGAAGCAGACACAGTAATGGAGAGTCAAGAATATGAGCAAGATTGGCAGTTGGATAGCTGAACAGCAAGAGAGTAAGGCACAGATAGCCTATACTAACCCCTATGACAAACACAGCAACACAGACAACGCAACGAGGCAATACTATGTTGATTACGCTGGATATAGAAACAAACACCAGCCACGACAATATCTGGATAGTGGTGACGCAGGACGTTGAGACTGGTGAGATGCTAGAGCACTACTCTGCTGAGACTCTGGAGCCTCTGCTTCGTGACTCAGAAGGCGTTATTGGTCACAACATCATAGGCTTCGATGCGCCAGTGCTAGAGAAGCAGTGGTCACTACAGATACCAAAAGAGAAGCTAAAGGATACTCTAGTGCTCAGTAGGCTCTGGAGCCCATCACTGGAAGGCGGACACAGCCTAGACTCTTGGGGCAAACGCTTTGGCGATCACAAGATAGACTTCGATGACTACGATGGTGGACTGTCTGACGAGATGGTGGAGTATTGCAGGCAAGATGTTACACTGACTACCAGACTGTACAAGCACTTAACTGACACACTGAAGCGTGAGGGGTTTTCACAACAATGCGTAGATTTAGAAGAGAAGGTCGCTATCATTACGGCTCAACAGGAGCGCAACGGCTTCAAGCTAGACGTAGAACAAGCAACTTTACTGTGGCAGGACATAACGCACAAGATGCGACAGATAACGGAGCAGCTACAGAAAGTGTTTCCACCAATAGTGGAGGAACGCTGGAGCGAGAAGACAGGGAAGCGACTGAAGGACAAGGTGACAGAGTTTAACGTAGGCTCTCGTAAGCAGATTGCAGAGAGACTGGAAGGTGTAGGCGTTAAGTTTAAGCTACAGACTGAGAAGGGCGCTATCATCGTCAACGAGAAGGTGTTAGAAGGCATTGACATACCAGAGGCTAAGATGATCTACGAGTACCTGATGTTGCAGAAGCGAGCAGCACAGATTGACTCTTGGCTAACCCACGAGAAAGATGGCAGGGTACACGGCAGAGTTATCACCAACGGTGCTGTAACAGGCCGTATGACGCACCATAGCCCTAACATGGCACAAGTACCATCGGTGTCTGCACCGTATGGCAAAGAGTGTAGATCATTCTGGTGTGTGCCTGAAGGGTATAAACTAATAGGCTGTGATGCCAGTGGCTTAGAACTACGTATGCTTGCACACTATATGCGTGACGAGAGATACACCAACGAGATACTAAGCGGTGACATCCACACAGCTAACATGAAAGCAGCAGGGCTTACAGATCGTAACCAAGCCAAGACATTCATCTACGCTTTCTTGTATGGCGCTGGTGCAGCCAAGATAGGACAGATAGTAGGCGGTGGCTACAGAGAAGGTCAACAGCTTATAGACTCGTTCCTTAGAAACACACCAGCACTGGCTAAGTTACGAGAGAGGGTAGCAACACACTCAGCAGGCGGCACACTTCCAGGTTTGGATGGCAGGCGCTTACGAGTCAGGAGCGAACACGCTGCACTTAACACACTATTGCAAGGTGCTGGTGCTGTTGTGATGAAACAGGCTCTGGTGTTGCTGTCAGAATCTTTACAAAAATACGACATTCCGCACAAACTAGTGGCTAATGTGCATGACGAATTTCAGATAGAAGTACCAGAGAATTTTGCTGATGTAGTAGGCAAAGCAGCAGTACGAGCCATCAGGAATGCAGGAGAAGTGTTAGACCTGCGCTGCCCTCTTGATGCTGAATACAATGTAGGAAACAACTGGGCAGAGACGCATTGACAAATCCGTACCATTCGTGGTATAATATATGTAGATCAGTTGTGATCTAAAACAACCAAAGAGGTAATCAACATGAACGAAGCAAAACCAGTAACAATAGCAGCAGACATGATGTGGTCGAGCCTGACTGAAGTAAACCGTATGTCAGGTAAGTATCAAGTAGACCTAGCTAACCTATCCAAAGCAGCAGCAGAGGCGCTGGAGATGATGGGTCTTAATGTACGTAACAAACCTGGACAGGGCGACTTTATCACTGCAAAGTCTAGCCACCCTATCCGCATCTATGACACTGACGGTGACGAGATCAAAGGCATCCTAGTAGGCAACGGCTCTAAAGCCAAGGCAGTAGTCAGCTACTATGACTGGAAATCTCCAGCAGGTCAGGCAGGACGTAGCCCTACGCTGCTGAAGCTAGTGGTCACTGACCTAATCCCCTATGGCGGCAACGCTGAGACTACTGATGTGGACTTGGGCGAAGCGTTATGATTTTAATTGATGCAGATATTTTAGTCTATCGAATAGGTTGGTCATGTAACGAGGAATCAGAGAAGACAGCCATCAGTACCATCGATGGCTTTATCTCCGACATTCTGTTGCAGCTCAACGTAGACGAGGAAACAGACTACTATGTTCTGTATCTCACTGGCAAAGGAAACTTCCGCAAGGAATATGCCGTCACTGCTGAGTACAAAGGAAACCGCAAGGATAAGGAAAAGCCAGTACACATCCAAGCACTGCGTCAACACCTTATCGACAAGTGGGCTGCTGTAGTTACTGAAGGAGAAGAGGCAGACGATGCCATAGCTATAGCAGGAACCACACACGGTGATAAAGCCATCATGGTCTCTTTAGACAAGGACTTTGACCAGATTCCAGGTTGGCATTATAACTTTGTTAAACAACGCAAGTATTATGTTAAGCCAGAGGAAGGCTTACGCTTTTTCTACCGCCAGATACTGATGGGTGACAGGATTGACAACATCATAGGCATCAAAGGTATTGGCGAGAAGAAGTCAGAGAAGATTCTTAAGGACTGTACTACTGAGCAGGAACTCTACGACAAGTGTGTAGAGATGTACGATGGTGACGAGGCCAGAGTGATAGAGAATGGTAGGATGCTCTGGCTAAGGCGCTACGAAGGTGAGATATGGAGCTTCAATGAAACCAAGGAATAACGGAAGATGGACAGAAGCACGTTTCCGTTCCTTTATCGTCTCCGCACTCCGACAGGCTCACGCTAAGTGGGGTGTAAAGCACGATGTTAAGTCAGCGGCTAGAGTAGCTAGGGGAGTTTACAAGTGTGCCAAGTGTGGCAAAGGCTCTCCCGCTACACTACCACCGCTAGAAGGAAAGAAACGCAGACGCAACAACGCAGCAGTAGACCACATAGACCCAGTAGTAGACCCAGCAGTAGGCTTTATTGATTGGAACACCTACATAGAGAGGATGTTCATCGAAGCTGAAGGGTATCAAGTACTGTGTCACAAGTGCCACACTGCAAAGACTAACGCAGAGCGTAAGAGGCGAAAGAAATGA